TCATGATTAAAAAATTTCATTGCATATTCCGCAATTTTCTTTGGATTAATAATATCTGTTACTGACTCTGTCTCTGTCAATAAAAATTTTTTGAATGCTTGGTACGCATCATCTCCAAACGAATTAATTAAGTGGAACAAACTTAACGGTACTCTCATCTTTAATACATCCCAAATAATTCTTTTAATTATCCATCTATTTTTAACTACTGTGCCTACTGAATTTAAATGTGCTGTTCCTGGCCCTCCTGAAATCATCCCATCATAAAGATAGAATCTATCACGAACCAAGATATAATTGTAAAAATGCGCTAAAACTAAATAAAAAACTACCATTCTCTCATCTTCATCTACTATTTTATAGTGACTACAATACATAAAAGAATAAACTGCTGCAAACCAGTACCAGAACTTCTGATCAAATCCTGCTACGTCACTATCATCTATAAATTCTCCTCCACTCATTTCCATAATTTTATAAAAATCTTGCCACCACTCTATTGAATATGGATTAATCCCAACTTTTATTGGACAATTAGGATCCGTATTAACATTGTTCATCCAAACTCCAAAATACTGCTTAAAAAGCAAAATGTACCATTTAGCACAGGCAAAAAATGCTCTTGTATGTAACTCATGTACTTTCTCCCATGTTCTTAATTCATCTTTTAAATAAACCATTGATACTGGTGCATACAATTTCTTTTGTTTCATCGCTTCTAAAAATAATTTTGTTTCCTCTAACATTAAAGGATCTACATATTTACCACCTGGATCTGTGGATTTTCGAATCACCTTTTGACAATCTGTTTTCCCTTGAAGGATATAAGGAAAACCCGGTGATTTATGAGTCTCAAAGGATGCTATCTCTCCTGGTACTCCATCTATAGCCTCATCTTGTGATAATTTTCTATATTTACCTGGAAATAGATCATACCACAATTCTTCATCATACATTCCTTCTGGCATATTCATTCTAATTTTATTTTTTGATTTTCTGAAAGATAAAATTAATGGATCTTTTTCTGCATTACGTTTTAATACTGCTGGTCCATAATGATCGGTATAACCAATTGGTGGTAATGGTTTTCCGTTTAAAATTGTTCCCTCATGCAAAATTGATCTTTCCAATGTACTTTTTGACGGCTGAAACACTGGCTTATTAATTTTCCCTATAACTGGAAATGGTATTATTGCTCCATCAGTACACTCTTCAAAGCCTAAGCTAGGTGGTACTAATGGTAAGCATTGTGCAACTGGCAACATTCGTTCGTCTGGTGTTTTTAATTGATCACTTGTATCTATAAATGATTGAACATCACTTTTAAAAATTGGACACACAAATGATAAATCAGACTTGCCTGCTACATGAATCCCTACTAAACACTCTGGTGTGTTGGGTTCAATATACCAAAATCCACAATCTCCTTCTATTCCTCTACAGCCTTTACATGCTATTACTACTGGATTTTCATGGTAATCTCCTCCTGGCAATAAATACATTTCATCTTTTAACATCACTGACTCATTTGAAGAATACAATGCTATAAACTCTCCTTCATCATCCATTGAAACTCTGATGAGAGGAGCATAATTTTCTTTCGCTACATCTGGAATAAATTTAAACAATGATTTGTATGCCGGAAAAGAGCACGTAGGAAACTTGATTAACGTAAAATCTCTATCTTCAAATCTCTTAACTTGTAATTCTTGTCGCTCAAACTTCCAATAAGCATCACCAACTTGAACATTGGTATATACTTCTACTGAAAAATCATCGGAAATTAAGGCGTGATTTGGTGCTACTGCTATTCTATCATGAATAAATGTACATGGAACAAATTGATATGCTCCTGATCCATATGTAAATTTAAACAACTTAGTATTATTAGCTACTTTTATCATTATATTAGTCATAAATCTATCTATTGATTGAGCCTTTACTGTTGTTTTCTTTTGAAGTTTCAAGGCTTTCTTTCTATTCCATATCTTTTCATATTTTTTCATATGAGGGTTTGATGATTGTCCAAAAATTGTCTGACTTACATCAAAACCCATTAGCATGCAGAATGCTGTTGCTACTGCTATTACTGCTACTACTAATAAAGATATTGCTATCACTGGCATAAATTGTTTTACCTTTATATACCAATGCTCTAAGAACCATCCTGCATATAAACGATCCGCAAAATGTTTAGCTACTTGAGGTCCAAGACAAATACGTAAAGCCAGTTCTATTTCTTTAGAATCTTCTAAACCTCCTAATTTTGACCAATAATTATAATATTCTTTTCCTTCTATTACTACTACTCTTCTATCACTTACCTTTTGTACAGCATGTGTTCCTTCCAACAAATAATATTCTCTATCCGGTAAAATAGATTTCCCAAGTGGCATATACTTCTGTTTTTCTTTCTCTGGCGTACAACCAGTTCCTATAAAATCTATTGCTTCCATTCCAATCATCAATCCATACTCATCATCTAACGAATACCAAACTGTTGAATAATCTCCTTCTAATAACAACTCAACACTTGCTCTATCTAAAAAATACAAAATCTCATGATTATTACACTCTCTAATTACTCTCGCTAATGGATAACCTTTTGCCTCTGTTACTCCTAAACTTAAGTAACCCTGATTATAAAATATCCAATCTCTAAACCTCTTAGTTAATCCACAAGACCATGCCTTATAAAATGTACCCCAAGAATGCTTACAATTTATTTTATTTTTAACCCAAGATGGTATAACGCTAAAATTTGGAATAAAATCCCAAATTCCTTGAGCTTTTAATTCATCTTCTCGTCCATCCCACACTGAATTGGATCCAAGATCAAAATCATCATCACTCGACTCAGGGTCTACTACTTTACTTACTACTAAATTTGTAACTATCTTATTATCTACAGTACTTACTGGAGTTACTTTTTGAGGACGGTATTTTTCAACACCTAAACCTCTTTTTGCAAACAACTCCTCTATATCGTGCAACTCTCCTTCTTGTTTAGTCGTTAAGACATTTTTCATTAACTTATGAGCTTCTAATCGATAATAATGATCTACCATAGTTGATAATTTATGCTCATCTGTTGTTCCATAAAACTGCTCCAAATAGGAATAAAATGTATCATAGTCTAATTGATTCCTAAAACTAAGAGTATCTCCTCTAAAACTAATGTGCTTAAACGAATGAGGTGCTGGTGCTAATTCTCCCTTTACTGCTGATTCAGCAAAATGATATTGAGTTGCAAATTGTTTCGCATTAAATGCTCGTCTCTCCTCAATAATGGACACCAATTCTGACATATTGATTCTTTTTCGTTCAATCTTAGTCTTTGAATCTCCATTAGCA